CCACAACATTGCCAAGTCCGTTGATGTGCTTGTTAATCGAGCAGATGCCGCCAATCAACGCTTGGAGCGCCTAGAAACCTTTGTATTTATCAACGATGGCGCCAAAAAAGAGTAAATCCGCCCAATACTACGCTGAAAACCCAAAGGCAGCTGCCAAAAAGGCTGCCTATCAGCGCAAACTTAACAAAAAACCCACCGTTAAGAATGCTTCGGAAGAGCGGTGGACCGAACGGAGACGCCGTGGCATTGCCGGAAGGGGCGGCCACGACCTTTCTCACACCAAAGATGGCCGTATGGTTCTTGAATCGCCATCCAAAAACCGCGCCCGTAACGGCCACAACGGCAAAGGTACCAAAAAATGAACAAAGGAAACGCCAAGCCCCCTGGTCTCTACGCTAACATCAACAAGCGTCGCAAGGCCGGAACCAGTCGTCCAAAAAGCAAGAGCACGGTGTCTCCAAAGGCATACAGTGCGATGAAAGCAGGGTTCCCCAAGAAGAAGTAAACCACCGTAGTAGGCCTCATGCCTCTCAAAGATCCTTCTGAATACCTCTACTTCCTAAAGGCCATGACCGCAGCCGAAGCAAAGCGCATGTGGAGGACCGCCATCAAAGAACACTGGAACAACCAATGTGTTTATTGTGGCTCGTCTGAAAACTTGACGCTCGATCATGTCCATCCAAAGGCTCATGGAGGCCACGACACCACCCACAATGTCGTGCCCGCCTGCATCAACTGTAACCAATCGAAGGGCTCTAATCATTGGTTAAGTTGGTGGATTGGGCAGGAGTCCTTTGATGCCTCCAACTTTTCTAAGGTCCTGTCTTGGACCACAACCTGATTAACTAAGCAAACATCGCTACTTATCATCATGGCAACTCTTCCTGCTGGCGGTTCCGCCTACGGCTCCATTTCCTCCGCCCCCGGTCAAATCGATCAGCACCAGCTTAACAAAACCATTCAAGCATCTGCCACCACCGTTGCTCTGAATGCCACCGTGTCTGCTGCTACCACTGCTGTGCGTACCGTCCGTAAGGCCGATCGTGTTCCTAGCTCCAACAGCGGAGACAAGACTGGGCGCGTTCGTCGCGTCTAAGAACAACATCTTAAAACGGAGCACCTATCATCATGGCACCAAAGAAAGCAACCAAACAGACTCGCGTTCAGGCCAAGGCGAGTCAAAGCAATAAAGTCCTGACGGGCCCCAAAGGCTCTAAGCCTCAATCCACGACCAACAAGCAGCTCGTCCGTCAAGGCGACAAGACCACCACGACTGGTCCTAAAAGGGGTGGCGTGATGAGCAAGACCAGTAGGCCCTCAAAGCCCGTTGGCACTGGTAGTGGGGGACTGAGTAAGCCCGTTGGTGGCACCACGCCTCGCGCTCTTCCTCCTGCTGGTGGAACCAGTGGTCGTGTTGCGGCTACATCCTCTCGTCGCAGTGCGGCGGAAGCCAAGATCCAACGCGCTGCCCAAGGGACGCGTAGCAACGTTCTGCGTAGCCGTGGTCCAGCGGCTGCTCAGGCAGCTCCTGCTAAGGCACCTCAGGCGCCCAAACCTTCTATGCGTAGCCGTGTTGGTGGGGCCGTTAGGAGCGCTGCTGACCGTGCTGGCGCTCAAAGCAGTGCCGTGCGTTCGGCCACTCGTGCTGCTCAAAACGCCCCACAGGCCATCCGTAGGGCTGCTGCTGGTGCCGCCAATCGTGCTGGCGCCCAGGCAGGCCCTAGTGGTCGTAATCTGATGCGTACCATCAGCAAAGGTGTAAGTGGAGGAATGACTGCTAGGGCTATGCTTTCAGGCATCGGCAAAGGCAGCATTCCGGCAATGGTAGCCAAGGAAGCCCTGACTGCTCGCAATACGGCAAACGGCACCCTTTCCGCAGCAATCGCAAGGGGTGACTATCGTCCTTCTCGCTTTACCAATGCTCGTGCTGCTGCGTTCAAGAAGGCAGCCGCCATCAAGGGAAGTCCCGTTCTTGGCGCTGGAAAGGCGAAGACCGCAGGCTCCAGCAGCAAGGCTAAGGCATCCAGTTCGGGTGGTTCGAAAATGAGCACAGCCCAAAGCTTCGACTCGTCCTTTGCTGCCGCTCGTAAGGCTGGAAAGTCCACCTTCACCTGGCGTGGCAAGAAGTACAACACGAAACTCCGTGGTGAGTGATCGTGGCCAAAAAGAGCGTCAGCCTTTCTTTGGGTCGTGGTGAAAAGTCCCGCAAGGGCGGCCTCACCGCCAAAGGCCGAGCCAAATACAATGCTGCTACGGGGTCTAACTTAAAGGCCCCTCAGCCGCAGGGTGGTCCCCGCAAACGGTCCTTCTGTGCTCGCATGAGTGGCAATCCAGGGCCCATGAAAAAGAACGGAAAGCCTACCCGCAAAGCCCTTGCTCTTAAACGTTGGAAGTGTGGTTGATCATGCCCCTAGCTCGTGGATCTTCAAAGAAGACCGTTTCCAAAAACATCAGTAAGATGGTAAAGGAAGGTCGTCCTCAAAAACAGGCGATTGCCATTGCTCTTAGTAAGGCAGGCAAGAGCCGTAAACGTAAATAAGCCTCATCGGGGGTTCTACGGTCCTGTAGGGCCCCTCAACACCTTTTCTGGTATATTCTATCATGACCGATAAAACGGCAGCCTTAGAGGACCGTCTGAAGGCCAGTTTTCCATTGTTCCTGACTCTTGTATGGAAGTCGCTCGACCTGCCTCGTCCAACAAGAGCACAGATTGCCATTGCTAGGTACCTTCAGAATGGTCCGAAGCGTCTCCAGATCCAGGCATTTCGGGGACTAGGTAAGTCGTGGATTGCTGCTGCCTTTACTTTGTGGATCCTGTTTAAGGACCGCGACAAAAAGATTATGGTTGTATCTGCCAGTAAACAACGAGCAGACGACTTCACAATCTTTTGTCAGAAGTGTCTTATTGAAATTGCTTGGCTCAATCACCTCACCCCACAGGACGACGACCAACGGTGGAGCCGGGTGTCCTTTGACGTTCGTGGGTGTAGACCAGCACAAAGCCCTTCTGTAAAGAGTGTCGGCATCACCGGACAACTTACCGGCTCTCGCGCTGACCTGATCATCTTTGATGACGTGGAAGTGCCAAGTAACTCTGCCACTGACCTGATGAGAGAAAAGCTGCTCCAGTTGGTGACGGAGGGTGAGTCCGTTCTTACACCTAAAGAAGACAGCCGCATCGTATTTTTGGGGACTCCACAGACAACTTTTACGGTTTACCGTACCTTGAGAGAGCGGAACTACAAACCCTTTGTGTGGCCCGCTAGGTATCCAAGGTCGATGGTCGGATACGAAGACATCCTTGCCGAGGACCTTCAAAAGGACATCGATGAGGAAGGACTGGACAAGCTGTCTTGGAAGCCAACAGATACTCGCTTCTCGGAGATTAACCTGCTTGAACGGGAACAGAGTATGAGTCGGAGCAACTTCATGCTTCAGTTCATGCTTGACACGTCCCTTTCGGATGCCCTTAAATTCCCTCTAAAGCTATCGGACTTTTCGGTTCTGGCTTTGGACCCAGCTCGTGGACCGTCGGATCTGGTGTGGGGGGCCGACAAAGAAACCCTATTGGATCTGCCTGCTGTGGCCCTTCCTGGGGACCGTTGGCATCGACCCAAGGCAACCGGTGAGTTCGTTTCTTGGACCGATACGATTACGGCTGTGGACCCCTCAGGCCGAGGAAAGGACGAGACCGTTTCCATGATCCTATCACAGATCAACGGTTTTATTTACATCCGAGACATCTATGCTACCCAGGATGGCTACTCCGACACGACCCTTAGAGAGATCCTGCGCCGCTCAAAGCAGTTCGGGTCCAAGACGTGTCTGATCGAATCCAACTTTGGCGATGGTGCCATCATGGAGCTGCTCAAGAAGCACGCCCAAGAAATGAAGATCGGCATGGCCTTTGAGGAAAGCCGAGCCACCACAAGAAAGGAAGACCGAATCATTGACACACTGGAACCCGTCCTTAACCAGCACCGCCTTGTCATTGACCAACGCCTGGTGAACTGGGACTACCAGTCCAACAACGACATGGCCCCCGAAGAGCGTCTACCACGAATGCTGATGTATCAGCTGACAAGGATGTGTCGGGAAAAGGGGGCCGTCAAACACGACGACCGAGTGGACGCTCTTGCTCTTGGGGTCAAGCACTTTCAAGACATCCTTGCCATCTCTTCTAGGGAGGCGTTGATCTCCGAGAAGCGTCAGGAGTGGAACAACATGCTCAACATGTTCATCGAACAGCCCACCCTTGCCACAGACATGTTAGTCGCTGGCCGCTCCTTTAATGACACAGAAATCCAAGGAGACACAACGGTTTATTCGTGGATTTCCTAAAAGGGTACTTCCTAAAACGGGAGGGGGTTAGGGGGAGGGAGGGTAGACCTCTGAGGAAGCCCCGAAAGGGGCGCCCCGAAGACCAAGTTAGGACCCCCGCAGGGGGGACTGACGCGGAGCCGTCTGCTGGAACGTAATTGCGTGAGTCGGACGACTATGGCTAGACTTGTTGAGGCCGCCGAGTCCCGGAGCCCCTCTTGGGGGCGATGGGAGTCAAGGACCTTCGGAAAGACAAGTGGATCCATAGTTGCTCACTTTATTACTACGCTACAGCAGCCCCTAGCAGCAGCTACTATTACCTCTATCTACTTACCTACCCTCCACCTCACTCACCCATCCATCTCACTCTCCTTCCTATGTCATCAACACGGCTGGTCTGGATTACACCCGATGCAGAGTCCATCATTACCTACTGTGCTCGCGTATCCAATCCTAAGTCCCAAGAAGAGAACAAGAGCCCTGAACGGCTGCTTAAGTATCTCATCAAGCATAAGCACTGGAGTCCGTTTGAGATGGCGAGTGCCTGTGTGGAAATAAATACTACCCGGGACATCTCAG